CAGACGACGATCTGTGCGTTCGTCGGCGGCGGATCGGTGAACGTGAAGGTGGTCGAGGTGGTTTCGGTGAAGTCCACCCCCGAATCGAGCTCGACCCCGTTCATGTCCACGTGGAGCGAACCCGGGGCAAAGGGGTACAGGGTCGTGAACACCGTCTCGACCCCATCGGGATCGGGAGTCGGGGTTTCGTCCTCGACGGGGTTGCCGGGTGACGCCTCGGCCGCGCCCGCACCGGTGATCCAATCAGGCGGATCGACCCAGAAGCTGACCGTCCCGACGACATCGTGGCCGTGCGGTGCCTGCGCCGCCGCGCCGAACAGGTGGTACGGGTTGTTCAGGTGCCCGGCGTCCGGTGCCGTGAACGTGCCGTCGAACGTGTACGACCCCGCGCCGTCGGGCATGTCCGTGAAGTCGAAGTCGAGCACGCCCGGCGCGATCCCGAGCTGCAGGACGTGGGCGTAGCTGATCGCGTCCCACGTCACGGAGATGTGGTACGTGTAGACCTGATCCGCGACGAGGACGGTCGTGGTCGGGGATTCGCCGGCAGGATCGCCGACGAGGTTGTCGCCAACGACCGTGAACCCGTCCGACCACCAGTGGACCGCCTCCTGCGGCGGGCCGACCGGGAAGTTGTCGGTGGAGCCCGTGCCGGTTCCGCCGCCGCCCCGGATGCCGTAGGTCGAGAGGGTCAGCACCACGTCGTAGTTCGTCGGGTCGCCCTCGGTCTGGGAGACGACCTTGCGCTCGACCCGGGTCCATGCGAACGAGGTGAACCCCGGGAGGTGCGAGAAGCGGACGCTGATCCGCTGCCCGGCGTCGATCAGCCCGACCTTGGTCGAGGGCAAGCGGACGGTGCAGGTGATCGTGACGTGCTCGACCGAATCGCGGGCCAGGATCCGGTTGGCGAAGGTCGTGGCGGTCGTGCGTTTGCCGACCCGATCGTTCTCGACGTTGATCCCGCGACGGAGGAGGGGCGAGGGGAAGAACGTCGCGGCGGTCGTGGGGTTGTTGGCGTAGACCGCGCCTCCGGTGTACTTGTACCGGATGTGCGAGTAGACATCCGACGGGTCGGACTGGAGCTCGCCGTCCTTGCTCGGCGGGTAGCAGGTCCCGGTGACGATCCCGTTGACATCCCGGGTGACGTCGGTGAGGACGTTGGAGATCGTCAGGCTCGACGTGTTCGTCGTGCTGTCGGGCGCATCGAAGAACAGCCCGACCCGGTTGACCGAGTGGTCCCACGCGGCATAGAAGATCTGGCCCCGTGGCCCGGCCAGGTCGTAGAGGACATCGGCCGGGTATTGGCCGTGGTAGTCGGTGGCATCGAACGTCCGTCCCGCCCCGGTGACCCAGCCCGTGTCGTAGACGAGCCCGTCGAGGTAGTCCGATCCGAGCAGCCATGCGAGGCGCGCGGTGTCCGTCTCCTCCGGGCGCTTGGCGTCGCTGCCCGTGATGAGGCGCATCGAGAGGTAGATGTTCTGGTCGTTGATCGTCGTGTCGATCTCGCGCCCGGCGTCCACGAGATACGGACCGCGCCGGTAGGTCCGATCGGCGACCAGCCCGGTGAACAGCCGACGGGCCGAGGCGCAGTCGGGTTCCTCCGCGATGTACGTCTGCCAGCCGGTGACCGTCAGGCTGCCGGTCGGATCGTCGAACACGACGGCGCCCTGCGAACCCGTCCCGTCGGCCGCGGCGGGCAGTTGCGGCCCCGGATACCCATTGCCCCGGAGGCGGATGCTCGAGGTCGCCACGAGCGTTCCCTGGAGGTACGAGAACAGGCTCACCGGTTGTGGTCCCCGGTGACGAAGTAGCTGTGATAGACCGCCGCCGAGGATGCGACCTCGCGCGAGTTGACGACGACGGTCGTCGGGTTGGAGATGTTCGTCGTGACCGAGAGGTCCTTCTCCATGACCGCGTGGGTGGTCCGGGCGATCTCGTGGACCTGCGCCCGCTTGGCCGCGTCGATCTTGTTGTGGAGCGTGGTGGAGTCGGTGTGCTGCTTGGCTTTCAGCGCCACGATCGCGTCGTGGACGCGCTTGGTCTCGTGAGCATCCCGGTTGCCGATGGCCTTCTCGACCCCTTGGAGCGCGACGATCTTCTGGGCCGTCGTCAGGTTGGAGCCGAGGATGTCCTTGAGCTTGGCGGTCTGCTCCGCGACGATCTGGCGGCTGGCGAGCTTGCGCTCGACCTTCTCGATGGCGGCCTTGAGGACGGCTTGCAGCTTCGGGTCGTGGGTGTTGGCGAGCTGCGCCTTGAGGTCGCCGAGCGTCCGGGATGCTCCGCCCACCCCGCCGAGTCCGCCGCCGATGAGCGACGCCATGACCCGCTTGATCGCGGCGGCGATCTGCTCGGCGCCCTTGGCGTTGCGCAACCCCGACTGGGCTTGGAACAGCTCGCGGTGGATCGCATCGACCACGCTGGAGAAGCCGCGCCGCGTTGCCTGACTTGTCCGGGCGAACTCACCGGCGAACTGGCCGAGCCGTTCGTCGAGCTTCGCCGCTGCATCGCTGAGGTTCTGGCGATCCTCGGGCGACAGGCCTCCGGTCTGCACTCCGCCGGCGTGGTGGGCCGCGATCGACGCCTGGAGGACGGACGGCTGGTCGGTCACGCCGGGCACGTTCACGCCGAACGCACCCGCTTTGATCTGGGCGATGCCGAGGTTGGCCGTCTGGAGTTGAGACAGGATGACGTCCGTCCCGATCAGCAGCCCGGCACCCGCGAGGACGGCCTTGAGCCCGGTCCCGGCCGCTGCCCCTCCGGCCCCGCCCAGCCCGCCGCCGACTTCGGCCACCCACATCGGATTGGCAGGCGACGAGCCGCGAGTAGCGAAGTTCCCGAGGATCGCCCCGCCGAGATCCTTGGCGATGGACGTGCCGAGGCCGCCGGTGACCTTGTTGAGAGCGAAGCCTGCGATGACGAGCTTCTGCAGATCCGCGGGCAGCGAGCGGAAGGCGCCGATGACGGTCTTGGCGATGTCGCCCGACAGTTTCAGCCCGTCGATGAATGGGCTCCAGTCGACCTTGCCGATGGCGTCGGCGAGCTTCTCGAACCCGCTCGCGAGCTTGGTCCCGAAGTCGGCGATCTTCGATTGGTTGCTCGAGATGAAGGCGTTGAGCTTCTCGACCAGCGGGGTGAGCTTCGGCAGCAGCGCCGAGCCGATCGTGATCCCGGCATCCTTCGCCAGCGCCTTGAGCCGTGCGAGCTGGAAGTTCAGCCCCTGCTGGCGCTCGGCCATCTGGGCTGCGGCTGTTCCGGACGCCTGCTCCATCTTGGCCAGCTCGGTGTTGTAGGTCTGGAAGTTCGGCCCGGTCGTCTGGAGGGTGTACTTGACGGCCTCGATCCGCCCGAGCAGGGCGATGAGCGGGATGCCGGTCTTGTCCGAGTAGACCCGGAGTTCCTGGAGCGCCCCGACGAGGCCCTTGCTGGCGATCTCCTTGGTGAAGCTGATGCCGAGCTTCTTCTGGGCGATCTCCAGGTCCTTGGTCGGGTTGATGAGCGAGATGATCGCCCGCTGCATCTCCGTGGTGACTTCGCCCGCCGGCACGCCTTGGGCGGTCAGGACGGCATACGAGGCGGCGATCTGGTCGATCCCGACCTTGTACGTCTTGGCGACCGATGCCACGTCGGCGAAGGTCGCTGCGATCTCCGACGCCTTGACCTTGCCGTCGGCGACCGCAAGGGCGAACTGGTCGGTGGCCTTGGCGGCGCCCTTGGAGTCGAGCTGGTAGGCGTTGATGGCGGTGGTCAGCAGATCGACCGTCTCGGCCGTCGTGGCGAGGCCGCCGATGCCGAGCATCACCGCGTCGTTGAGGGCGTCGGTGGCGAGCTGGCCCTTGACCCCGGCCGAGGCGAGATCGTAGTAGGCGGAGGTCAGATCCTCGAGCGAGATGCCGGTGTCGCGGGCGGTCTTGCGGAGGGCTTCCCCGATCCGGGCGATGTCCTTGCGATCGACGATCGTCGCGATCGTGTTCATCTCGGCTTCGAAGTCGCCCGCCGCCTTGGCGACAGCAACAAATCCCCCAGCAGCCGCCGCAGCCCCGAGCACGATGCCGCGCTCGATGTTGCGTCCGAACTTGCTGAGGGATTGCTGCGTATTGCTGGTCGCCCGGTCGAAGCCCTTGAGCGCTCGCGCGGCGTCGCCGAGCTTCGCGTTCAGGTTGCCCTTGAGGTCGAGCTCGACGACGAGCTTCTGCGTCTCGGCGAACGCCACGTTTCACTCCTGTTGGCGACGCTGCAGCTCGCGGGCAGACTTGGCGTACTGCGCGGCGAGGGCGGCTTCCTTGCGGGCCGTCTCGCGCTCGTGTTCACGGAATCGGGTGCCGACCTCCTTCTCCCAGAGCAGGGAATAGAGGTCGAACAGGTCCCGGAAGTCGTCGGGCAGGGGGCCGTACTCGGAGCGGAGGATCGCCTTGGCCGCCCGAGGGGTCTCGGTCAGCGCTTGGTACGGCGGGGGGGCGATTCGGTAATCGGCCCACTCTCGGAGGACTCCTTCATCCTGCGCACTAAAGGGGCGAGCACCGTGCCCTGATAGATGTCGTCGGCGCGGTCGGCGATCTCCCACTGGTCGGCGAAGTCGAGGGCGTCCAGCGCCTCTCGGGTGAGGGGCACCGGCTCGCCCTCGGCATCGACCAGGTTCCACGCCACCGGGCCTTGGTGGAGGTAGACCTCCCAAGCCTTGTTGATGTTGTGGTCGCCATCTCCGGAGAAGATGGCCGACACCGCATCGACGTTGGCCTGGAAGGGCAGCCGCTCGCGAAAGGTCACGGTGTCGCCCTTGGCGTGGGGCGTGTTGGGACAGGCGCAGTCCCGGAACTTGACGGGGGTCATGAGCGCTCCTAGTAGGGCTTACGGAAGGGCGGACAGGCTGTTGACCACGATCGACTTGAACGCATACGTGAGCGTCGAGTCGTAGAAGCCGTGGTAGGTCAGGACGTAGTTGGAGTTGCCGTCGATCTCTCCCTCCGTGACTGAGAACAGCCGGACCGGGAGATAAAACTCGGCCATGTACTTGGTCGAGGTGCCCGCGTTCTCGGTCGAGTTGGCGGCGATCTTGATGTACCGGTTGGGGACCGGCGTGTCGTCGAGGGTGTTGGCCTCGGCGATCATCGCCGTCGTCTTTTCGACGGTCATGGTCAGCTCGATCGTGCGCGGCCCGCGGCCGTAGGCACCGAGCTGGAAGCGGGTGTTGGAGCCGTTGGCGTAGCGCTTGAGGTCGAGGTTGTCGCCGATCGTCAGCGACGCTCCACGGACGGCATCGACGATCTGGGTTGCCCCGATCGCGCCGGCCACGGAGTTCAGGTAGAACGCGGTGTCCGCGCCGAACATGAACGCGGGATTGGAATCGACGTTGAGCGCGCCGGTCCGGTTGCCGTAGGTGGCGCCCGCGAACACCCAGTCATCGCTGACCGTCCACGGCCCGAGATCCTGCGGCATCGTCATGCCGAACTGGTTGATGACCCCGCCGAAGCCGTTGATCCCGGCGCCCGCCGAGTCGGAGGTGTCGTCGCCGGTCTGGACGGACCAGTAATCGAAGGCGTCTGCGGTCAGGGACGCGGCGGTGAACGTCCACGTGTACCCGGCGCCGGCGGAGCCGGTCGGGGACACGCCGCCCTTGACGCCTGCCGACAGGCGGATCGGCAGGTCGTTGAACGTCTGCGGCCCGGCGGCACCGGGCATCGTGACGTCGAGCGCCGTGGCATACGGCGCGATGACCGGATCGAGCGACCCGACGTCCACGTCGGGATCGGTCCGGTTGGGGTTGACCACGATTGCGGAGCGGTACGGCAGGACCCGGGTCGCGGGAACAGCGGTGCCGATGACACTCTGCTTCGCAACTTGAATCTTCCGGAACCGCGTGAAGCCCTGCGCCACGGTCGATGTCCCTTTCTCTCTGGGCTGGACACGAAGAAGCCCGTCGGATGACGGGCTTTCGTTGGTGGTTCGGCCCAGAGCGGGCCGGGGCTGAGCGCTATCAGCGGCGTCTCAGGACGCGGCCACGACTGGTCGGGGCACGAAGGCCATGCGCCCGCATTGGCAAGCCACGAAATCGGGGTCCACTCCACCCGCTCGATAGTGGACTTCGTGGAACTCGTGTGGCTGATCGGGATGGGGCTGTCCCGGCTCGGCGTAAACGTGATCGACCTCAACGACAAAGGTTTCCACCACATCGCCCGAATCGAAGACGAATTGGTTATCACTCACATCGTCACCTCCTAGGTGCGGCCTTCGAGGATCGAGATGTTCCCGAAGGTGAAGCGGACGGCGGCGAAGTACGTCTCGCCGTCCTGCAGGGACTCGTCCGAGACCGTCATGGCATCCCAGACGGTCCCCGCGACGATGTGGGGATAGGAGGTGAACCAGTCGACCAGGAGATCGACTGCGGCGTCCTGCAGGATCGTCGTCTCGCCGTTGTCAGTCAGCCGGAACACCGCCACGATGGCCGGGCTCATCAACCGCTGGCGCAGGCCGGAATCGTGGCCGATCGCCTCCGGTCGGAGGTCGAGGAACGTGAACGGCATGTCCGTGTTCGACGACGGCGGCCGCGAGCGGAAGTGGCGCAGGATGATCGTCGGGTGGGCCGCGATGAATGCGGCCATCATCGTCCCGAACCCGGTGACGACATCGCTCCGGAAGGTGGTCGCCATGTCAGGCGGCCTTGTTCCAGAGGGTCACGATGATGTCCTTGAGGTCCGCCACGGCTTTGCGCGCGCCCGGGATCAGGTACGGGTAGGGCTTGTTGCCCGGGTGGTGGACGAGCCGCGCGAAGTTCGTGGGCTTGCCTCCCGAGCGGAGCCTGCCGGTCAATCTCCGGGGACCGCCCCACGCAAGCACCTTGGCCCGCTTCGGGCGGATGACGTGGGGCTTGGCCCCGAGCTCCAGGGATGCCGCGTACGGGGTGTTGGCGACGACCTTGGCCGATGTCGCGCTGATCGCGCCGGGCTTGATGTTGCGCTGGAGGAACCCGGTCCTGCGGTGGACGAGTTTTTGCGCTTCCTGCACCGTCTTGAGCTGCGCCGCGCGCAGGACCGGATGGGGATCGCCGATCGCCTCGAGCCGGCGGATGAGGTCGTCGAGGCCTTGGACGTTAGACACCGGCCACCGCCGTCCGGATCCGCCAGTTGTGGACGAACACCGGGGACGACACGGGTTCCGCTCCGAGGTCGATCTCCTCGCCCGTGGGCGTCTGGATCACCCCCGATGCGCCAGACTTGGCCCGCCAGTAGAACCACGCCGCGAGGAAGCGGACCTGCTCATACACGTCCGCGGTCCACGTCGGATGGCCCACGAACGAGGTGATCCGGAGATCGAGCGGGATCGCCCCGTACCGCCGCCAGAACATATCGAGGTTCTTGTCCCACCACATCGGGTCAGCCTTGAACCAGTCGGCCCGGTTCGTGTCGAACGCCGCGAGCTGGATCGTCGTCGAGATGTCCGGGTTCCTCCGATCCGGGAGGAGCCAATAGCCCTGCGTCTCGGTCAGGGCCACCCCGTTGAGGGTGACGACCCGCGTCGCGTCGGTCTTGGGGATGTCGGTGATCTGGACGAGCACCTGACCGTCGGTCGAGTAGTCGCGCGTCGTGTTGCTGGCGTAGCTGAACGTCCGGCTCGTGTCGTGCTCGGCCTGCGCCGTGCCCGAGTTGATGGCGCTCGTGAGCAGGGCGTCGTCACCCGAACCCGTGAGCCCGAGGTAGGTCTTGAGTTCAGACAGCGTTGGCGCGGGCATGGGGTTCCTCGAGGAGGGCCAGGAACTCCGCGATCGCGAGGTCCCAGTTGAACGAGCGCTCGACGTGCCTGCGCCCGGCCGCGCCCATCTCGCGCCTCCGGGCGGGCTTGGCGAGCAGGCCGAGGACCGGCTCGACGAAGCCCTTGGGATCGGGCACCGCCCAATCCATCCCGTAGGTCGAGTGGTAGCGGACCGGCTCGCCGTAGCTGTCGTGGAGCGGCGGGATCATCACCCCGCCGGGGCCGATGACCTCGGATTCGGCGGCCCAGTCCGACGACACGACGGGCACCTCGCAGGCCAGCGATTCCGCGAGGGTCAGGCCGAAGCCCTCGCCGCCGGTCGTGGTCATGTACAGGTCGGCCGCGTTGTACAGCGCGACCAGCTTGTCGGTTGAGAGCCCGACGAAGGTGTCGGTCATGCCCGTGAACTGGACCCGCTTGTTGTCCCGGATCTCGGGCGGCATCCGCATCAGCTCGCCGATGAGGTCGGAGCCCAGCGGGTCGTTGGCGGCGCAGTGGAGGATCAGATCCACCTCCGGATCCGCGAGGGCGATCGGGACGAACGCCTCGATGAGCGCCGGGTAGAACTTGCGGAGCGCGTTCCGGTCGGCGCGCAGGATGACCTTCCGCCCGGCCAGCCCGAAGTAGTCCTTGCAGGCGTCCTTGGTCCCCAGCCTCCGTCCGTCGACGATCACCGGGTCGCGCAGGCTGACCGGCCGGAATACCTGGGTGTCCACGCCGTGGTAGATCCGCGGCACGTACCGCCCGATGTGGGCCGAGATGACCCGCTGCCCGTAGTCGCTCATCGCGACCGGCTGGATCAGGCCCCACACGTCGCGCCATGCCGGGGTCAGGTTGTCGCCCTCGATCGGGCAGTAGTGGAGGATCGGGATCGACCGCCACGCCGTCAGCTTGTCCGGTGTGGCCTGCCCGATGTGCGACAGGAGGCCCGTCATGTCCGAGATGACCAACCCCGCATCGGGCTTCCAGTCGTCGAGCGGATCGAGCCGCCGCCAGAACCCGCCTCCGATGACCTCGGCGCTGACGTTGCCGCCGTAGTCGTCACCGAAGATGCCCGCCGGCCAGACCCGCCCCGCCAGTGGTCCCTTGACAGGCTCGCCGCGATGGTTGACCGCGAGGACGCGCACGTCCAGCCCCGCCGCGAGGAAGCGGTTGGCGAGCTCGACCGTGACCGTCCCGAACCCGGTTGCCGAGTAGTGGCCCCAGATCAGGAGCCTCACGGGAGCACCTGCGCGAACAGCGCCCGGATGGCCTGCTCCTCCTCATCGAAGTCGACGACCTCTCGGAAGCGGGCGGCCATTGCATCGCCCATCCGAACCCGTGTCTCGGGGTCCAGTGAGCGGACCACCCGCCGGATGTCGTCGGCCGAGCGTCCGGTGATGTCGAACGACGTGACGCCTTCCTGCCAGAGCGGCCCGGCGAGCTGGTTGGCGTAGTAGGACTGGAACCCGATGACCGGACGCCCGACGGCGGCCCAGTTGTGAATAACGTGCCCGAACCCGTCGCTCCATTGCTTCGTGTGCCACGCGATGTCCGAGGCCCGCATCCGGTCCCCGACCTCGGCGCAGCGGGCCACGTCCTCGGTGGCGTACTCGTCGCGCGGGAGCTGCCCGTACGAGCCGTAGATGCGCCAGTCGATCTCGGTGGCGAGGTGGGCGACCTCCCGGAACAGCGCGTAGCCCTGCGGGTTCTCCGGGAAGCAGTTGACGAACGATGAGACGACCGTCCGCTCGTGGTCCTCAGGTGGTTCGTGGCGGAAGTCGTCGAGGCTGAACTCCTGGTGGACGACGACGTGCGGCTTCGGGATCGGCCCCGGCATCAGGCTCGTCACGATCCCGAATGCCGCGAGATCCCAGCGGTCCTCGGCCATGTCGATCGGTGAGAAGCGGACGTTGCCGAGGTGGATGCCGAACGTCGCCCCGACCTCCGAGGCGAACCGCGCCAAGCCCTCGTGGTTGTGGGCGACCGACGCGATCACGATGTCCGGTCGGAGATCCCGCGCCTCCTGGAGGCTGAGGAGCTTGTGGAGCCGCCCCGGGTGGGACTTGTCGGCCCGAACGTCCGTGTCCGTGGGCAGCGGATCGAGGTACTGGCGGGCGACCCGATCGCCGTGCGCCGCCCGTTCGAAGTTCCAGTAGCCCTCGGTGAACCAGTCCATGCCGATGGGCCTGTAGAGCGTCCAGCCGAGCCGGGCGCAGAGGAGTTCGAGGCTCTCCCAGAGGTCGTGGTGGTGGACTAGTGGTAGTCCGCGAGAACGCGGACTACCTGGGACCCTCCGTTGTTGGTGACTGACATGGGAGGTGAGCGCTCCTGTATAATCTTGGTGATGGTTAGGAAGTACGAGACGGACGAGGAACGGGCCGAAGCGCGACGTCAGGCGCTCTATCGGTACAACCATTCCGAGAAGGGCCGGGCCGCGCAGGCTCGTCGCGAGGCTGGCCCGTTGGCTCCTCTCCGATATGCCCGCTATCGAGAGACCGCGAAGTACGAAGCGACCCAGCAGCGATTCAAGGACAGCGGCGGTCGGAACCGGCTAGCCGTGAAGCACCGCGCGGTCGTCCGAGCCGAACGGCCCGAACTTCTGGATGCATGGAAAGCCGTCGGTGCCGCTCTCCGCAGCGGACACCTAGTCCGCCCGCAAGGCTGTCAGGGATGCGGTCGCGAACTGCACCTCGTGGCGCATCACCACCTCGGCTATGCGCCCGAGCACTGGCTGGACGTTGAGTGGCTCTGTCGGCGATGCCACAAGAAGGCGCACTAGCACCTTCATCGAAGGAACTCGACCCACTGCGTGCCGACCGTGGCGACATCGAACAGGTCGATGGCGCGCTCACGAACACGATCGCTCAGACCGGCAGCGATCTCGGTTTCGTCGAGGAGCGTCCCCGCGACCGTCCCTGCTGTCAGGGCATCGTCGTAACCGTGCGGCCATGCGATTTCGTGACCCTCGAACAGCGCGGACGGGCCACGCCATGCCTCGGGTCCCATGCTCACCATCGGCACCCCCGACAGCATCGCCTCGATCAGGCCGAGGGTGTAGGACGCGGGCGTGGTGCCTGTGTAGAGGTACGCCCGGAGGTGGCGGAGGTAGTCGAGCATCGCCGAGTACGAGAGGAGCCCGAGCCCGCCCATCTCCTCCGAGCCCGCCCCGGCCGGTTGGACGGGGAGCCCTTCGGTGGCCGCCACCCAGAACCCGTAGCCGCAGGCGTCCCCGCGCTGCTTCATGTGCTGGGTGATGTTGCCGACGACCAGGTTGTCCCCGATCCACGGGCCGTAGTCGTCGGGGTACTTGCCGAACCGGATCAGGGCGTCCTGACCGGCCCATTGGCCGATGGCCTCGAAGTAGCGCCGTTCGGCGGGGGAGTAGCGGACGATCTGGAGGCCCTGCCGATGCAAGGGCTCCATGACCATCTCGAGCCTCGGATCGGACTGGCCGCAGGTGCGCCAGATGACCCGCTTGTGCTTGATCCGGTCCCACTGACCGACGATCCACTGCTCGGGGAAGTGGTGGACGATGACCGCGTCGGCCCAGTCGATGATGTTGTCGTGGAGCGCCGCCTTGCCCCAGTCGATCGCCGGGCCGGGCTCGCCGCGAGCCGCACGGACCTCTTGGAGGCGGGCCACGAGCTCCGGGTGATGCGGAGCGTCCGGGAGCGCGGGCCGGATACCCTCACCCGAGCGGGACGGGACCTCGTAGCCGCCCGGAGCGAAGGTGTCGAAGCCAAGGTCGGTGAACATCCGCAGGTCGTCGTATTCGGCAACGGCGTGACTTGCGAGCAACAGGATGTTCATCCCGGCAGACGCCAGCGCTGTTCTCTCGGCAGCAGCCTACGTGTGTGACGCAATGGCCTGAACGGAACGACAGCCTCGGCAAGGCGACCGGCGTTCACGAGTAAGGTGTTGCCGACGTCGTAGATCTGCGCCAGCGTGTAGAGCGTGCGCGTATATGGGCCGAAGTCGTTCACTTCGGAGCCGCCCAGAACCAGCCCGTCGCCCCGACCGGCTTGAACGTCAGGACGTGGCTCTCGCCGAGCATCCGCTCCAAGCCTGGAGGGCCGGGATCCCCGTGGTATTCGCCGAAGATGTACGGGATGTCGTTGACGAGCGGGCTGTCGAGCAGGCCCCACTCCCCGCCTTCGCAGTCGGTTTTCAGGGCTGCGACCTTGCCCCCGGCCAGCTTCACGAGCTGGCGCAGGCTGTACTTGCGGACCTTGCGCGTCTCGTACTCGGGGAAGTCGAGGTTGCCGATGAAGCGGTCGTTGTGGGACAGGCCGATCTTGACCTCGGACGTCCCGACCGCGCCGTGGACGACCGTCGCATTGAGTTGGTTCTCGGCGATCGTGGCCTCGATCAGCGCGATGTTCTCGACGAGCGGCTCGACGATGATCGCGCTGGCCTTCGGGTTGTCGAGCAGGACCGCGAGGCTGACCGTGCCGATGTGGCCGCCGACATCGAGGAACACGCCGTCGATGTACAGGTCGGCGAGGTGGTATTCGTCGTCGCCCTTCTGCCACGAGTTCGACAGCGTGGACAGGACCACCGATAGGTCCGACGTGTGCTCGCGGATGGCGATCCTGCCCGCATGAGCGCGCGGCGAGGAGATGTCCTCGAACCCGTCCCCGACGCCGTTTACCCGTTGGTCGACAAAGGTGCTGTTCATCAGCACTCACCGGGACCGGCGACAGGCCGGTCTGGGTCAGGCGTGGTGATCGTCGTGGTGATGGGGAAAGCCGGACTGTGGAAGGTGGCGCTGTTCTCGCGGATCAGCGTGTCGCGTAAACGGTGGTAGTCAGCTTCCAGTTCGATCCAGATGGCCCGTGCGAGGCTCGCCATCGGATAGTCGTCTTCTGCCGCCGCATCGCGGAAGTCGTCCGGTTCCTCACCGGGGCCGAACCATTGCTTGAACGGACTCCACGCCATGTGTTCGAGTTCGGCCGGGCCGACCATCGCTAGGGCATGAGCAAGTTGCTCGACGGTAATAGTCACGGCAGAGCGCCTCCGTGTGATGAACGAGCGCAGTCGGGTGGGGAGAACCCCGGACGGGCGCTCTACCGTCCGGGGTCCATGCGAAATGGCCCCTTACGTGGGGCCAGTCGGACTTGATGTCGCACAGTCAGGCGTGCAAGGGGGGCTAGATGCCGGTGACCTTCTGGACACGGCCGGTCCGCACGTACGGCTCGGCGTTGAACCCGAACTCCTCCTCCGCCCGGAACCCGGTGATGTTCTGGTCGAAGCGGTTGCCCGCCTCGGACGAGACGTCGATCCGGTATTCCTGACCGGTGTAGATCTCCACGTCGGAGCGCTCGATGATGAGCGCGGTGCCCGTCTGGGCCGACGGCCAGTTCGGGTCGCTCCGCATCGGAACGCCCCACGCAGAGGTGATCGGGGGATTGGCCGCCGCACCACCGGCGGGATCGACCGCCCAGCCACCGGCATACGAGGTGCCGAGGCCTTCGACGGACGTCTCCCAGAAGTCGGTCGGGCTCATCACGATGACGAGGTTGTCGCGCGGAACGCCACGCGTCTCGAGGGCCGCGATGCCCCGGCCGAGGGCCGCGAGCCGAGGCTCCGAGGACAGCGCGGTCTTGAACAGGGCCGGGTCGCCGTAGGCGAGGAAGGCCTGGAAGAAGCCGAGCGGCTGGGACGAACCCGTGCCGTTCGTGATGTACGTGGCCTCGAGGATGCCGATCGATTTGCCCAGCCGGCGCCGGGCGGCGGATTCGGCGGCACCGTTGCTCTGGCGAAGGAGCTGGTTGCCGATGTCCGCGATCTGGGCGATCGTGTACAGGGTCGCGGTGGCCCGGGCGAACCCGAAGTCACGCACGTCCTTGTTCGAGCCGTAGGCACCGGTCGCGCCTTGGAGCATCGCCGCGGTGATCGCGGTGACCTCGTACGGGATGTCGACCGCGGCGCCCGACACCCCATCGACCACGTTGAAGATGTCGCGGTAGATGTTGTTGGCCGCGATCTGGGTGACCAGACCGGCGACGAAGTTGTTGGGGACGACCGCGAGGCCGGTGGCGGTCGTCGTGCCGAGGACGGCCTTGACGAACTCCACCGCGTCGGGGTCGCCGTTCTTGCGGTTGATGAGGGCCGACAGGAAGTTCGTGTCGCTGTACTGGCCGACCGACTTCGTGCTGTCGGGAGCGCCCGCGCCGGCGAGGATCGCCGACGCCTTGGCCGATGCCGCCGACTAGCGGAACGCCTTGAGCTGCTCGTCGAGACCGGCGAGCTTCGCATCGACTTCCTGCTGGCGCTTCTCGGCGATCAGCTCGTCGATGGCGGCCGACTTGGCGGTGATCTCCTCCTCGATGGAGGCGATCCGGTCCTTGGGCATGTCCGACTTGTCGCGGAGCTCCTCCGCGAGATCCCTGACCTGCTTGGTCAGGGCTTCGACCTGGCTATCGAGTTCCGGGGGCATTGGTGTCCCTTTCTGGACACCACGTAGAGCGCGCCGTGGCTTATCGACGAAGGCTTTTGAGCGTCTCGTCGAGGAGGCTGAGGGTTGACGCCAGCCGCGCCATCGCCGGGTCGTCGCCACCTTGCGGCAGGTCGGAGCCAAGGTCGGACGGGACTTCGGTGAGCACGTCCCGCAGTTCGGGATCGAGTGCAATACCGGCAGAGGTGAAGTGATCGAGCGCCTTGGATGCGGTGATTCGCGACAGGCGGTTGATCGGCACGGGCGTGATGGTCTGCTCGGCGTGCGGCCAAACGAGGATCTCGCCGCTGCTGCGGTCGATCTTGACGAGGTGGCTGATCGAACCGGAGGAGCCGTAGGCCTTGCCCGCTCGGATCATCGCGTCGATCTGGGCGAAGTAGCGGTTCTGGCGATCGAGCCAGAGCGAGGCCCACCACCCCTCGTCGCCCTTGGTCAGCTCGCCCTCGACCCCGACATCCTCGTCTCCGAGGGTCGGATCCTTGCCGTGCTGGAAGATGACGGGGTGGTCCTTGAACCAGTGCGGCTTGACGTCGGTCCGGGGGCTAAAGAACTCCCCGTCACGATCCTTGCCGCCCTTGAACTCGCCCCCGAACGGGATCGCGAGGACGCGCCACTTGGCGGTACCGAGCTGCTCGGCTTTGAGGGCTTCCATCGAGTTCTCCTACGCGGCGAGCACGAGCGCTAGGTCGTCGTCGTTGACGGTGATCCGGGGTTCCGCCCCGACGAGAGAGAGTCGCGCTGGGATCGGTTCGGCCGATACCGGCTTGGGTGCTGTGCGCGGCAGTTGCCGCAGGAAGCGAGGCCCGACGCGGTGCGAGCCCTGTGCCATCCCTGTGTCCGGGACGGCCCCGGTGAGGACCAGCGAGGCCGGAGTTGGCAGGACGATCGCGCTGCCCGCCACCTCGACCGTCGGGACGGCCCCCGTCAGCGTCAGCGAGGCGAATGCGGGTTGGACCGCGCGCGGAGCGAGAACGGCGGGTGTCGCGCCCGTCAGCGTCAGGCTCGAGGCGGATGGCTGGGCGACCCGAGGCGTCGAGATGACCGGGACCGCGCCGCTGACCGTGAGGCTCGCCGCCGTCGGCAGGGTCACTCGCGGCGTCAGGACGACCGGCGTGGCCCCAGTGAGGGTCAGCGCGGCTGCGGGCGGCAGGACCACGACCGGATCGGCCGCGACACTCGCGTCCTGCCAGAAGTGGTCCCACGTCTGGCCGCGCTCCGAGAAGTTCTCCCAGCGGGCGTCTAGCCGTGCCACCTCAAATCTTCACCCAGTCGATCGCCGCGTCGTGCCACGTCAGCGTCGTCGTGGTGGCGGCGGTCACGCAGGTCAGCTCGATCAGCTTGGTGGCCGTCGTATCGACCACGACGGTGGCGGCGGTGGCCGACAGGTTCACCGAGCGGGACCACGCGGTGAGGGCCGCGGATTCGGTTCCGCCGAGGAGGCAGCCGTTGCCGATGGCCGTGCCGCTCGCGCCGTTCGACCGGACCGTGATGAGCATGTCAACCGCGAACGGCGCGGCGACCCCGGTCGTGGTCCCGGTCGCGGTGAGCGTGCAGGGGATGTTGCCGGTCAGGGTCGTGGTCCCGATCCGACAACGGATCGTCACGAGGTTGGCGACGGTGGTGGTACAGATCCCGTGGCCCGTGATCCGGAACGTCGTGCCGACGATCATCAGGTTGGCCGGGATCGAGAAGTTCTTGATGACCGTCTCGGTCGTGTTGATGCCCGAGGTCGCGGCGGTCAGGCTGACGATCCCACCCGATTCCTGGTGGATGTGATCGCGTCTCGCCGCGAAGGCGACCGAGCCCGTGGCCGAGGCAACGCCCGGAGAGGCAGCCTGCGGGGTCGTCGCATCGAAGGCGGCGATCGTATCGTTGGAGCGCAGCGTGGACGTCGCGGCGCCTGCGGCGGCAGCGGTGCCGAGCAGGATCGCGTTCGTGGCGACCGACACCTGGTGGTCGTGATCCGAGGCCGAGACCTGGAGCGACGTGCCTGCGGTGCCGGCGCCCGCATCCGTGACCGATGGCGTGGCGGAGCTGATCGTCAGCCCCTGAGCCTGCGACCGGCCGGTCGAATCGTAGACGGTCCAGCCCTGTCCGTCCTCGTAGATCGCCATCCCGCCGATCGGCAGCGTGATGACCGGGGTGATCGCGTTGGCTGCCGCCGTGCCGCCCCGGAAATACTGGAACGTCCGGGTCACCGAATCGTTGTTGACGACCGTGATCGAGCGAATGAACGCGGTCGTGCTGGTCGGAACGGTGTAGATCGTCGCGGCTGCCGCGGCGAGCTGGCGCTGGTCGAGGACCTTGTACGTCTCGACCCCTGCCGCGAGTTCCATCCCGAAGATCGTCGAGGTGACGATCGTCCCGGCCGAGGCGACTCCCGCCAACGTATCGGCGGCGGCGAGGGTGAGCATCAGGCGAGCGTGAACACGGTGCTGCCGTTGGACCCTACGGTCAGCGTGTTGCCATCCGTCGCGGTCACGTCAGCGGGTGTGCTATCGAGGAGGCAGTAGCAGAGGACGCGGCCGCCGACCTCGTAGATGGCGGCGTAGCGGGCGGTGATCGACCCTCCGGCGGCGGTCCAGACGGGCGCCGTGGTCATCGCGATCGTCACCGTCGTCGTGCCGGATGCGGTCAGGGCGACGGCGATCCCGCCCGTCGTGTAGCCGAGCCCGTTGGCGACCTCGTTGGTAAGCCCCGCGTAGGTCGTTGACGCGGCACCGATGTTGCTGGTCGAGAGGAACAGCGCGCACTTGTACGAGTCGCCGGTCGCGAGCGTGCCGGCGAGGATGTCCGTCCTGCCGGCACTCGTGAACGTCCATGCCCCGGCAGCCATCTAGGACTCCTCGATGCGGTCGATGGCGCCCGAGCGATCACGGATGATCTTGCGAGTGACCGGCTTCGGATCAGGGACGTGGACGTCGACCTGGACCGTCGGTGCAGGGGGTGTCTCGACGGTCACCACCGGGGCGGGCTGCTCTGGGACATTGACGTTGACGACTCCCGGCACCACGGTCACGTCGGCCGGCTGGACGGTGATCGGCACAACGGCCTCGGGCACGGTCACGTTGACCACCGGCTCGGGCACGTTCACCGTGACATCCGGGGTCGTGACGTGAACGGGCTGGACGGTGACCTGCGTCTCGGGCGTCGTCACGTTGACGATCGTGGGTGGAACATTCACCTCGGCTGCCGCGACGCTGACCGGGATGGTGGTCGGGGCCATCTCGACGTGGACATCGGGCGGGGTGACCGCGTTGTGGACGTGGATCTCGGACTTCGTGCCGAGGCTGTCGATCGCCTTCATCGCCAACTCGAGCAGGCGATCCTCCCGATCGTCATACGCCTTGTCACCGATGACCGGCGACCAGACGAGCGTCCCGTTCGGGTGGTCCTCGATCGACAGGGCCTCGTCGACCGAGAAGATCTCGCCTGCCCGGTTGGCGCACTGCTCGTCCCCGTCGCCGTCGTACGCCTGCAAGCGCTCGACCCCGAACGCCCGATACCCGGTGACGGCGGAGCGGTTGTAGCTGAGCATCGTCTCGGTCCGGGCGATCGTCTCGGCTCGGAGGTCGTCGAAGGCGGGCACGCCGTTGTCGAGGAGCGCCCCTTTCAGCCCGCCGTAGCTCTCGGACGGGACGCCCTCGATCATCTGGTTGAGCGAGTAGCCCCTCCGAGTCCCCTCGGCGAGGATCTGCTGGACCGCGCCCCGGGTCGCCTCGTTGATGCCCGTGATCCGTTCACCGCCGTAGGTGAACAGGTCGTCGATGACGCTGTTGAGCTCGAACTTGCCGATGATCCGCTTGAGGTTGTCGGCGACCGCCTGTAGTCCAGCTCTCCCGACGGACACGTAGATGCCGCGCATCGTCTCGCGCAGCGCCTCGTCCTCGGCCGCCTGGTCCCACCAGTCGCCGGGATCGGCCTTCATCCCCCTACGGGCCTTCTGGCCCTTCGTGGTGATCCGTTCGGCGATCCGCTCGCGCTGGGCGTCAAGGAACATCGACAGGCTGCTCTTGGCCGTGCCCACGGCGTTCCGGACCAAGGCATCCCGCTGGTCCTCGATGGGTGCCGCCTTGACGAGGTTCTGCTGGACCTGCGCCAGATCCCGCCGGTTGGTGTCGGTCGCCGCGACCGTCAGGCCCGTCGTTGCCTCGGTGCCCGGCAGGGCCGGAGGAGGAGCGGGGCGGCCGAGGAACTTGATGTGATCCAACCCGACCGCTTCGACGGCGCCCTTCTCGTCGAAGCCCGCGTCCCACAGCGCCTTCAACGCGCCGACCTTCTCGATCAGGGCGGGGGCCGTGTCGAGGTTCGGCTCGGCGACCTCGAAGTCGTAGGTCGTGCCCATGATCGCTTCGTACCGGGACAGCAGCCCGACCTGGACGATCTCCTCGAACAGCTCCACCCGCGGATGGATCGTGTCCTGCTGGTAAGCGAGCCGCTCCTCCCTGCGGACCTCGCCCGAGGCGTTCATGCCGCCCGGGACGGGGATGCCGAGCATGTACGGGCTGATCGGGAAGGCGGTCAGGATGTTGTCGCGGTTGAGCGTCGCGAGCTCGGGGATGCCGATGTCGGCCGGGGTCGAAGCGCCGGCCGAATACTCCATCGGCTCGGGGAACAGGAGCAGCCGGCGGGCCGCGTTGGGATCTGACGCGACGTTGCGCCATGCCCGCTGGGCATCCTGGAACTCGTCCTCGGTGAGGCTTCGCTCCTTCGGGGAGAGCATCCCCGCCAACCGCCCGCCCGTCGTGAGGAGGTCGGTGACGTGGCGGGCCATCAGGTCCGACAGCGGCAGCTCGGAGTACACCGCATCCACCACGCCCACTCCGAACGGATCGCCGTCGTCGGGGGAGGTGGTGGCGAAGGTCAGGATCTCGTCGACCTCGAACGGAACACCACCAGACGGCTTGTCGCGGTCCATGACCCAGCCGATCAGGTTGCCCTGCCGGTCGTGGGACGGGAACATCCGGGCCGGGCTGATCCCGTAGATCGCGGTCGGCAGGCCGAGGGTCATGCCCTCCAGGTACCAGAACGCGGTCCCGGCCATGTCCAGCCGGATCTGCGTCTTGGCCCGGAGCTGGCGACCGGTCTGGTTCGGATTCGGGCGTTCCATGAGCCGCAGGAACTGGCCGATCGGGTCCAGTCGCTCCCACGGGGTGAACAGGTCGGGCTCGATGACCGTCCGCTCGTTGTCGCCCTCGGTGTCCTCCGGGGCCACGGACACCTTGAGGACCGCGATGTCCTCGGCGATCTTGTGCTCGGCCTTGTAGAACCAGCCGACCTTGTACGCCCTCATCGCCGCCGCGGCACGTCGCTGGGGCGTGTCGAGCAGGCTGTTGAGCGGGATTCCAGTGGCCCACGGTCCCAGCGCAGTGACCGCCTTGAGCGAGGCGGGGCGGATCGTCTGGAGGGCCTTCATCGGCTCGATGACCGTGGCCTGACCGGCCCACGGCGTGCCGTCCCATTCGCTCACCCGGATGTCGTCGGTCACGGTCGGTCCTTTGGAGACTGACCGCCGAGCGTCGCGGTCGGGAGAAGGCTAGTCAGTGGCACGTGCCACGTGGCACAATGCACGGTATGGCAACCATGAAGCGCCGCGTGATCTACCTGTCGGATGAAGATTGGGCGACGGCCCAAGAGGAGGCGAAACGATACGACTCGTCGATCAGTGCCTACTTCCGATCGCTAGTCGTCGGCGGTCGGGTCATCCCGATTGCGGTTCGGGATACGCTCCAGCCGCTCCGGCCGAACCCAACGGTTGATGCTGCGGGCCGAGGTTCGGATGATCCGCACTTCGGCTCGTTCAACCCATTGGACCGTTTCCGCTCCAAGCCGTTCACGCCTGCTCCGAAGCCGGGGCAGAAGCGATGAACCATGTCGAGCCACACGATTTTGAGGCTGGCTGGTTCGGCCCACTGTTGGACCGACGCGGACGCCTGATCCCGAATCCGAACCGTGAACCCACCTGCGTCAAGGTGCTAGGAGACGGCCACGTATGCCGCGCTATTCGTTCGGCTCCGTGGCATTACGCCACTGCCCCGAACGAGCTGACCCGCCTGCGTCCTCGTGATCGGGCATAGAGGCTCAGGCAGAACGCATCCGCGAGGTCGGGGGAGGGCAGGCCGCGGGCCTTCATCTCCTCCTTCGACTCGATCTGGACCTTGCCCGATGAGGTCATCCGGTAGGTGGCTGCGCTCAGCTCCGAGCGAAGTCGCTGGTAGTCCAGATCGCTCAATCGCTGGAGGCTGAGCGGTTCGTCCGTCGTGTTCGTGGGATCGAACGCCCGTCTCGCGTCCCACCACACCTGCGCCCGGAGGTTGACGAGCAGATCCGAGTCATGATCGGGCGATTCGGCCACGTTCACCGCCAATAGCTGGCCCGGTGGCTTCTGCTCGCGGATCCGGTCCACGACTCCACCGCCGACCCCGATGACATCGACCGCCAACGAACCTCTGCGGGAGTTGAGATAGCGCATCCCCATCCCGGCCACCTGCATCGTGTCCTGCCCGTGGACGATCTCGACCGACTCGGGGCCGTTACCGGAGCCCTCCAGGAGCACCGAATCGTCGGTCCCGAAGCGGGCCACGTCCAAGCCCGCCCATTCCCTCGCGTCGGGGAGGTGCTGGCGGTTCCTCGCCTGCTCCAGCCATGCCAGCGGGATGACGCTGTTGGACGCGGTGTCGGGGAACTGGCCGAGGACCTTGGCCTGCCACCACGGCGTCCCCTCGAGGCCTTCCTGGCGGCGTTGCTCGAGCCAGAACGGGCTGACCAGCTCGGCCTGCGCCTTGGCGTTGACCGGTTCGCCTGTGAAGTTCGGCGTATCGAACACGCTGATCGTGATGACGTGCCATGTCGCGGATTGGCAGGCCTCATGGAACGGCCCGGCTGGCTCGTACGGGTTGCCGATCGCCAGCCGTCGGCTGCGCTCATTGACGACGAGGCCCTTGGTCGCTTCCCAGAGCGGAGCCCCAACGCCGTTCGCCTCGTCCACGATGACCAGGACCCGGGGACCGTGGACGCCCTGCATTCCCTCAGGGTCGTTGTCCTCGGGCTTGACGCCGATCGCCCATGCCCCGGTTTCGGTGATCTCCCAGCGGAGATCATTCCCGTTGGACGGGCTACCGGGGAGGCTGCCGACTCGCCATGCCTTCCGAAGCTCGCGCCAGAAAATGTTGCGAAGCTGCGGGAACGAGTTGGACGTGGCGACGACGATCCCACCGGTACAGACCCACCATGCCGCCAAGCGAGCCGCGATCCAGTCCTTGCCCGAACCGAAGCACGATGGGACGGCAACGTTCGGATGATCGCGGACGGCCTCCGCGATCTCTACCTGGATACGCCACGGATCCTCACCGAGGACATCGCAGATGAAGCCGATCGGGTCCTCGACGTAGGCCGAATAGTCAGTCTCCCGGCTGAGGGTCCGGTTCACCTCCAGCTCGTACTGGAGGTCGCCGGCGGCTTGCGAGGTGATCGCGGATAGCTGCGGCGAGAGCTTCACGTTCGTGATCCGGGACCTTGGAGAGGTCGCGAGTGTCAATCGGTCCTCCGTCGGGTCCGCTCATCTCAACAGCCTCGCGTCGGCTGTAGTCCTTCGGCCATCGTCGCTCGAGGACCCATGCCGCCGCCTGCCACGCACCCGGCGATTCGATGACCGTCCCATCAGGCCGCGTGGTCACCGTGCCATGAGTCGAGGCATGGACGATCGTGTCGATGAGGGCGTTCTGGGCGATGCCCTCGGCCTTTTGAAGGGCCTCCGCAAACTCAGGAAACGCCAGCTCCCACTCACGCATCGTCGTGTAGGAGACGCCGCCGAACGCCGCAGACGCCTTGCGGGTATAGCCCTTGGTCAACGCCTCGATGATGGCGTCTTCGTTCTCGGGTGTGCGCTTACTTGGCCGACCCACTCTTGGCCTTCGCCTTCGGGGCCGCTTCCGCCTTGACGGGCTCGGGCTCGACGACAGGTTCGGGTTGGACGATCTCGGCCTCGCGCAGCTCGTCGAGCGCCGCTGCGGTCTCGTCGGCCTTGGCGCTCATCGTCTTGCACTTGGAGCAGACCGAACCCTCGGGCTCCGTGGTCCAGGGCGAGTTGTATGGGATCGCCTCACCGCAGGCGGTTCGCTGGCCGTCTCCGATGATGTGCTCGGCCTTGTCGTCGGGCAGGTGGACGTACTGGGTACGGTACGACATGGGAACCTCCAAGGGGTGCCGTCGCTGAACCATCGAGGTTGGGTCCCGGCCCTGATGCAGGCAGCCGGGAGGAGCGAGGCGTCATGAGTCTACGCTACCGGGGCAACGGCCTCGGAACGGGTCAGCCAGAGGGTGCCGCTGGTCGCGTCGGGATCGACCTCGATCGGCCACCCGAACAGGAGTTTGGTCACGCCTTCCGCTGTCTTAGGGTTGACGATGCGGTACGGCGGCGGAGCGGCCTCGGTCAGCGCCTGCATCACGTCCCGAGACACGCGCCAGTGATGCTCGGGCATGGCGACGGGCCGACCGAACGGCTGTGCGATCCGCGGGTCGCCGTCAGGAACGTCCTCGTTCAATGGAATGCCGCGCCACTGATCGCACTTGGCTGTGTGGATCATCGCGGCGAGGTCAAGGATGCTCATGCCGCCACCGTACCACCGGGCACGTCCACCCGAACGTCCGTCAACCTGCGCAAGAACGCGCACAGGGCATCGAACACCACGAGCTTGGCATCGAGCGGGTGGCAGCCCTCGGAGGTGGCGGCCTCGACCGGATCCATGCCGAACGCGACGTGCTGGACGATGGCGGCGCGTCTCCGGGTGGCTTCCTCGCGGGCCTTCTCCATGTCGGCCATCGTGGCTCGGAAGGGATGCAAGTAGAACGCGATGACGGGGCGGTTCCGGGGATGGGCCGGGCAGTCCAGGTAGTGATGATGCGTCGCTGGGAGGTATGGCGGCCACGGCGGACCCTTGCTCTGGGCGACGGCCTTGCACGAGCAGCGGCGCGGACCCGCGTCCGTCCATGACGGGTCGCCGAAGATGAACGTCTCGGCGTCCCCGGTCATCTTGGGCGAGCCGTCGTCCGCCAACCCGTCGCGCTCATGAAGTTGGTACGGCACCTCGTCACGGTAGGCGCGCCGGACCAGCTCGCAGGCGTGGCGCAGGTCGCGCGGTCCGCGTTTGCTGGGATCCCATGAGAAGCGCAGGCTCGCGGCGTTGCGGTCGGCGTACGTCCGGCCTCGGTTGGCAAGGGCCTCGGCATTGGCTTGTGCATCTGACTTCCAGCGGTCGGCGCGGCTCATGCGGTTCGCCTCAGCCAGTACGGAAGCCGCCGATACCACGGCAATCCCTGTCGCCACGTCCGAACGATCTGCGCCTCTCCCTCGATGAGGAGGTCCGCATACATCGTCAACGTGACCTCGGCCATCCGGTCCACGCCAATCTCGAACGACGCCACGGTGACGCCGCGCAGAGGCTCGCCGTCGAGTTCGATGGTCGTCAGGATGCCTCGGCCGTCGGGGCACTTGATCCGGATGGAGTGGAGGTCGCTCACCGTCGTCCCTCATCGTCGCGCTTCTGATCCCGCCGGCCGAGCATGTAGAACGCACCCGCCAGGGCACGGCCCGGAGCGAGCTTGGCGAACGCATGGAGGCGATGCTTCCAGAGCGTGCTGTTGCCGATATGCAGGGCGTGGGTGATCTGGTCGCGGGTCTGGCCCTGCTCTGAGCGGTGCATGACGTCGGCCTCGGTGGGGGTCAACGGATCCCCTTCGACGTCACGGGCCTGCTCGAGATCGTCCATGGCGTCACGCGCTCAGCCCCAAGACTTCCTGCGAACAGCGTGTCGCGGCGATCTCGCAGTAGCGCTCCTCGATCTCGATGCCGATGGCCTTGCGGCCGAGCAGTTTCGCGGCGACGAGCGTCGTGCCAGATCCAAGGAATGGATCGAGGATGGTTCCGCCCTCGTCAGTCAACTTGACGATCGGAGCAGGACAGATCGGCTGCGCCCACGCGTGGAGTCGCTTCGCCCAGTCCTTGCCAATCCGCCCGAGGTCATCGTCTAGGATCACCTTGCGGTCGGCTCGAGCGCCCTTCGTGAACCACGCAACGGGCTTGAAGTTGACCTTGACTCCTAGTCCGTGGAGCAGCGGCGTGATTCCGCCGGCGTTCGGCTGAATGCATAGCCAGTGGAATCGGAGCGACACGCCGAGCGATGCCAACACAACCGGCAACTGTTGGTGCCCGCAATAGGCGAACAAGGACGAGCCGCCGCGCATCAGGCGCGGGGCGGTCGCCGCCAGATCACCCCAGATGTGGTCGAACTCGTGGGCATATGGCGGATCGGTCAGCACGAGATCAACCGACTCATCCGCGAGCCTCGGCATGACATCTGCGGACGCGCCGTGGTAGATCGTCACCAGGTCGTCGGAGTAGTAGGGCGTCACCGCTGCGCCGTCCCGATGAGGATGGCCAGACCCAAGATCACGAGTGCGAGCCCTCCGAGGATGAGGTTGTGGGTACGGGAGAGGCCCGGCTTCGTCACGGTCGCCAGCCCGAGAAGAACGCCCACAGACCGGCAAGGATGCCGATGGCCCATGCGAACTGCTCAAGGAACCCGCCCACGGCCTCGGCCGGTGGCACGTTGACCGCCTTGAGGAGGCGGGCCACGAGGATGCACACGAGGCCGATGACGACGGCGATGATGACCGCGAGGACGATGCGCTCGAGCATGGGTCAGCCTCCGGGCTTGGGTTCAGGGTCGATGGTCGGCCTGGTCGCAGCGGGTGGCGTCGCGACCGTGGCCTCGTAGTTCGGCTGACCTGTCGGGGTCTGGATGTGGTAGGTATCACCGGCCGAGAGCGTCGGCGGCTGGCCAGCGACGACGAGGATGATCGCGCCGAACACCGCGCCCCATGCGCCGGAGATCGTGGCGGCGATGACTCCATCGACTCCGAGCGCGACGACCGTGACCGTGACGGCGCCTTGAATGGCCGTGGCGAGTCCGAGCCAGAGGTTGACGGGCCGACCGAAGATCACGGCTCGACTCCCGATGCCGTCTCTGACTCACCGTCCGTCTCGGGGGCTGCGGGATCGTCCACCGGATCGGTCTTGACGTCCGGGGCACCCTCCTCTGAGGGATCGGGTGGGGTCTGGACGATGACGCCGGGATCTTCGATGTCGTCGGTCACCTAGACCTCCTTTGAGTAGCCGGAGCTGAGGAACCAGCCGTCCATCCGGGAACCGGCCTTGTGGATCTGGACGAGGCTGATCCGCGTCCCGATGTTCGTGGGGTAGGACTTCGGGCCGCCGCACGCGAGCTGGAAGCCCTCGGTCTCGCGGACCTGTCGGAGATCCATCCGGGCCACCCCATCGACGACCTGGTGACGGGTGTACCGGCGCACGATGGCAGGCTTGATGGGGCGCACGGTGACGACGTAGTTGGCCGTGATGTCGCGGGTGAACGCGCAATTGGCCTTGCCGATGCCGAGCAGTCCGTCGCCCAGATCGAGGGTGCCCGCGAACCGCTCCAAGACCGCCCATGTCGTCGCGACGCGCTTGGTCAGCGGGTCATCGAACCACGGCACGCCGTAGTCGGCTCCGCACTCGATGGCGTGGTTCTTGGCGAAGCCGTTGCCGTAGCCCTGACCCGCCTCGATGAGCGCCCGGCGCGCCCCATTGAGGATGGCCTGATCGCCGGCGATGACCCGGCTCTTGAACGATGCGAACGGGTAGCCGGTGTGGACGTCGAGGTCGATCTTGCCGTTGGACAGCTTGTATATCGCCGCATGGACCTGGGTGAGGGTCAGCCCCGGCGATTCGGGGTCCGGGATGGGTTCGTTCGTGGCGGCACGGATCTGCGCCCCGGTGAACAGGAGCGCCCCGCACGTGTCGGCCTGCCCTGCCATCCCAGCCGAGCACGCCTGACAGTTGACGTTGCCGTACTTGCCGCCCCACTTGTACTCGAGCTGGGCCTGATGGGTCGGGTGGAAGCCGGTGCACTTGCCGGTCGTCATGGCTTCCTCTCGGGCGATCCTTTGGCAGATCGAACACTCCCTCGGATCGTGGAACCAGCGGTCCAAGTCATGCCGCGCTCAGTTGGGAACGCCGCTTGGACGTAGAGCCAGCACACGACTCGTCGCCGACGTCCACTGACGGCGTTCCCATGCTTGGAACCACCAGCCACCCGAGGGCTGACCAGACCTCGGCCATCGTCCCCACGTCGGCCTTGCGCAAGGCGGCTTGGC